TTACTCCATTCCATCTGGACGTGAGGTTTTGGATATACTTTGGTTTACACCTTCTTTTATCAACCTATTTGGACTTGACCCATTTTCAAATCAAAACATAGCATACTCTGAGTTTGGGGCATCATTTGCTGGACACACTCTTTATCATGTTATGCCTGTATTTGACACAATCATGACCGCTCAAGCAGCTGAACTTAGAAATAGAGTAAGAGGTTCAGAATATCACTACATACTTAGGCCAGGTCCTAATGGCACTAAAACACTTAAACTTTTCCCTATTCCCACAGGAGGCTCAAATGGTGTTGGATACGGAAGTAACAACGTTGGTATTGGTGGTGGAGCAGGTACTCCAGGTACTGTTTTTTACACATACAGAGATAGAGCGGGAATATATGGTAATCCAGAATTCAGCGGTAACACTGCTAACCCAGGATATTCTGCATCAACATCTACTGAACAAGGTAACGGACTTGTATCAGGCCCAGGTGATGCTCAACTGAACTATATTAACTGGTATCAACTTAACTCTGTTGCGAAGACATGGGTTAAGAAATATGCTCAGGCACTTGCAAAAGAGTTGTTAGGTATTGGTATCAGAGGTAAATTTAACGGACAGCTTCCAATTCCAGGGGCTGAACTTACACTTAACAAGGATGACTTAATTTCTACAGGTAGAGAAGATCAGCAAAGGCTTCTCGATAAATTAGAAAAAGATTTGGATGAGCTAAGTTACGAGAGAATTATGGAGAAGAGGGCTGCTGTACAAAGGTCTATCAACGAAACTCTTCAGTATGTACCAATGAAAATATGGATTTACTAATAAATGGCTGATTTAAACGAAATAGGGAAGTTTCCAGATAAACAAAATAATGACGAGTCAAAGCCAGATGGGATTGATTTGTTTTTTGGTGAAAAGGAGCGTGCTTTCTTTTCTTCTGCTGGCAGAGAGATCACTGAGTCGATTCTTAAAGAATCTTTCATGCTATATAGGATTGATTTAAAGAAAACTCAGACTCACTCTCTATACGGAGAAGCTAAGTCATTTCAAAAGGTCTGGAAACCAGAGGTTAAGATTCTTGGTAGAATAAATGTTGAATCTATAGACCCAGAATACATGGCTGATGGAGGTATTGTGAAGAAAGGTTTCGGACAGCTAACTGCCCACGTTTATATGGACCACCTTGAGGAGTTAGGTCTAGCTAAGTATGAGCAAAATCAAATGACTGTTTTTGATCTTAACGATGGAGACTTTATCGGATATAAAGATCAGTACTACAAAATCACTAACAACGGACATTCACAAATTTCAAATGAATTCTCTTGGGGTGGAGATAGAAGATTCTACATCACGATTACTGCAATCGAAGTTGATGAGGATGTGTTTAAGGCAAGGTAATCCTTAGTTATTAACAACTAAATTAGTATTTGTTGAAAAAAACCCTAAGTTTCTCTTTACTAAGTTAGGATATATAAATTAGTATTCTTACCAGACTTAGGGAAAATTATCAAAAAGATAACGCCCCCTCTATAGTCTCCCCCTCTTGGCTACGTACTTTATTAGTTAGTAGAAGAAGGGCGCTGTGTGAGAGATAGCCAAGGGTTTTTAAGTGCTTGGTGTTACATCTGCAGTGACAGCTGTCGGATATTAGTCCGATGACTATAGAGGGAGCTTTCCTAAGGAATGGTTTACCATGCCCAGTGTAAAATCTCTGCATCAGAAAGCAACGCCCCCAAAAATAAAACTGGCTTGCAGAGCAAAAGCCATAGCAAATGTAATAAATAAAAACACATAGTTCAAGAATTATTCTAACTATTTATGAAAAAGAGTTACTAATGGCCATTAATGATAACATAGGAAATCAACTTGACGACAACTTTGAGAACTTCAATTATCTCCCGCAAAAGCTTGAGCCAGAAGACTTAGACCAAGGTATAAAAAATTTTATTGATGATCTTGAAGTTAGCATGACTAATGAAAATGGAATTTACACAAAAGTTCCTTTAATATGGCTTGCTCAAGAGTTATGGGCTGAGAGAAAGCTTAACTGGAAAGAAATGAGAGGTGAGATCGGAGAAGAAATCACAAGACCTTTCATGACTATATACAGAAACTCTATTGTTCCAGGCACATCTCCTTTAAAAAGAACTATTCCTAAGAAAATGAGGTTTAGTTGGTTAAGAACACCAAAGTTTGACGGAACCCTTAAGGGATATGATCTTTGGAAAATTCCTCAGCCAACTTATGTAGATGCAACTTATACACTCAGCTTGTATACTCACTACATGGTTGACGTAAACGCATTTTATCAATCAATTCTAGCCGAAGGGTATTCAGACGGTCAGGGATATTTAAAAATAAATGGGTATGATATTGCTTCCAAGATAGGAGACCCAAGTGAAAATAACAAGAACGATATAGCTGAAGAAAAGGTATTTAGGATTGATATTCCTATTACTGTACACGGTAAATTAGTTGACCCCTCAAAGTTTGAAAAAGTAAATACGATCACGAAAGTGTTAATTAAAATTTCAGAGAAAAGAAGATAATAGCTCATAGTTTTATCTTTTTTCTTCTATTTATAATAAAGTTTAGATATATGAAAATTAAGAACAAGAAGAATAAGGCAAATTATCTAAATTTTAGGGCTAATGGAGTTCCTAAGAAAATTTTGATTCAAGCTGGTAGAACAGCAGATATTAAAGGCCTTAATAACCTTAATCAAGTTATTAATTCTGGGGACTTTGAGAGAGGATTCTTCGAAATAGTTGAAGAGCAGGTGGTTGAAAAACCAGCTGAGAAGGATACTAAGAAGGAGACTAGCAAGAAGGCTACTAAAAAGAAATTTTCAAAAAAGAAGTCGAAGAAAAAAGAAAGCGACTCCCTTGAGAAGATTGAAAAAGAGGTAAAAGATTATACCGATAACGAGGAATAAAAACTGAACAAAAACTAACACAAAAATAATTAGAGCGATATGGCAACAATATTTGTATCACCAGGTGTCTTTACTAGAGAGCAAGATTTCACAATCTTTGCCTCAAGGATAGGTATTACAAGGTTGGGTGTTGTTGGTAAGACCATGAAAGGTCCTGCCTTCGAACCTATTAAAATAAGAACAACAGACGACTTTTTGCTTAGGTTTGGTGGAACTCACCCTAACTATCCACTACCTTATGTGGCTAATAGCTTCCTAGCACAATCAAACGAACTTACTGTTACTAGAGTACTAGGTAGCGATGGTTTCGATAATTCACCAGCGTGGCTTATTGTCGCTGATGCTTCTACTGCTTATTCAGGAGAAACTGCAGGAGATGGTTCGCTAAGTTCGATGACATTTAGCATTGATGAGCAAACAACTTCAGGTAACACTTGGACGTTTACTTCATCAGCAAATACTGCGATGGCATACGGAACAATTTCAGCTACAACAGTTGGAAATGATGTTTTTGTAAGCTATAGTGGTAACACAACAGGTAGCACACTAACAACTCAAGATTGGGTTGATGCAGCTATTTCAACTGCATTAAGTGGTTTTGGAGCTTCAATTGAAGGGGCAAGTTCTACAGACTTCCTAACTCCAAGTTCAGCATCTACACTTCCAGAGGTATTTACTTTATCTGCTAACACAGTAATGGCAAGAGGAGCTGAGTCAGGTTCTACACTTGCGGTTATTAGAAGTAAGAGAAATCAAATTACTGATGACTTCTATCTTGATCAGCAAAGCGATATTACAATTGGAGCAATTAACGGAACACTTAGCTCATTCATATTGAGTGCAACAACTGGTCCTCTTACAGCTCAGACAAATAGTGGATACACTGTTTCTCTTGATGAAACAAGTGAAGATTACATTGTTAAGATTCTTAGTAAGAATCCTAAAGTAATTGACGGTGCTCCAAACCTTTACGTTGAAAAAATATACCCTCACTTTGTAAGAGAGGCTAATTCAAGAAATGAAATAACTGGAATTAATCCTCAGCTTGTTTACACAGATGAGGCCGCATATACAGATTACAATAATTCTTACACTAATGCTGTAACTCCTTGGATTGTATCTAGAGTGATTGGTGGGGAAGCTAAGAACCTGTTTAAGGTTGAAACTATCTCAGATGGTGATGCAGCAAACAGAGAGCTTAAGATTTCTATTGGAAACATTGATGTCAACAACTACACATTTGATGTAATTGTTAGAAGATTTGATGACACTGATGCTTCAGCATCTTCTACAGCACTTGAGAGATGGTCTAACGTTTCTCTTAGAGAAGGTACTCCAAACTTTATTGGAAGAGTAATCGGTACAACAGACGAAACTTATCCAAGAAAATCTAATTTCATTACAGTTACAATGGCAGAGAGCTATCCAAGCAACACAGTGCCAGCTGGATTTAGAGGTTATGAATTAAGAGAGTCTGGAATTTCAGGTTCTACTGCACCAGGAATTTACTACAAGACTGATTACCTATCAGGTGACTCAGTATTTAAAACTTTCCTAGGAGTATCAGAACTTGGATACGAAAACTTTACAACTGATCAAGTTTCTACAAGAACAGCGATCAAGACTCTTGAGGTAGATTTATTTGCATACAGAGGAGGTACAGCTTCAGGAACTTCAGTAACTAAAGGATTCCACCTTGAAAATACAGCAAACCCAAATCAATTTGAGAGTGGTGATAACGCCTCACTATCTGATTACACAAATGCTAATGGAACTCTTGTTGATAGAAACAAACTTAAGTTTACAGTTGTTCCTTACGGTGGATTTGATGGATGGGATAAATATAAGACTTACGCAAATCTTTACGAAGAATTTACAGATGCATATCAAAGCAATGTTAACGCATTCAAGGATGCGCTTGATGAAGTTGCAAACCCAGAGACAGTGGACATAAATGTTCTTGCTACTCCAGGTATTGACTTCAGCAATAACACATCTCTTATTAGATACGCACTTGATATAGTAGAAGACAGAACTGATGCAATCTACGTGATGGATTCACCAAGACTTACTACAGGTTCTGTTAAGGGAACTCCAGAGGAGCTTGTTTCAAGCCTTGAGTCAACTGGTATCGACAGCAACTACGCTGCAACATACTGGCCATGGATTCAGATTGAAGATGCTAACACTGGAAGATTTACTTACCAAGCACCTACAATGATGGCGGTTCAAACTTACGCACTTACAGATAATGTATCTGCACCATGGTTTGCTCCTGCAGGTCTTAATAGAGGTCTTGCTGGTCCACAGGTGATCAGAGCTGATGTTAGGTTGACTAACAACCAGAGAGATACACTTTACCAAGGTAGAGTTAACCCAATTGCAACGTTTGTACAACAAGGTGTTGTTATATGGGGTCAAAAGACTCTTCAGGTTAGACAATCTGCTCTTGACAGAATTAACATCAGAAGATTGTTACTTCAAGTTAGAAGGTTGGTAGCAGCTGCATCGCTTACTCTTGTATTCGAGCAGAACGATCAGACACTAAGAGATCAATTCTTAGCGAAGGTTGAGCCTATACTTCTACAGATTCAGAACCAAAGAGGTTTAACTGCCTTCAAAGTTGTGATGGACGATAGTAACAACACTCCAGATACAATTGATAGAAATACATTGGTTGGTAAGATTCAACTTCAGCCTACAAGAACAGCTGAATTCATTGACCTTACATTCCAAGTACTTCCTACGGGGGCGAGATTCGAAGACTTCTAAAATTAGAAAACTTAAATATAAGAAGGGACTCAATAATTGGGTCCCTTTTTTGTTGTTTGATTTTTATATTGTTATGCCCGATCTAACACTATATATGAGAAATGAGGCAATGATAGAGTTATAATTATTAGTTATTTGCCAATATTGCGGATAAAGATGTCTTTGGATGTTTTTTTTATAAATACCTAGTCCTAAAATGATTTTGAATCCTATTTATAGGAAAGCTGTGTTTAATTATGTCTGGAATCTATTTTCATCCAATAAGAAGAGTATTTCTAAACCTATCAGGTGGTACTGTGAGTGGAGACACCGTGTTCACTCAAGGCCTTAGTGCAGATAGTTTTAGTATATCAACCCTTCCATCGACAGACAACAGTATAGATGACATTCTTGTAAGGAGATCAGATGGCACGGTAGTAGTTAGAGATGCATCTAGCCTTTTTAACTCTGGAGCTACAATACAAGACCTTCAAAGTGTAGTTGGGGTTGGCTCAACAGCTAGTACAACAGATGATGTGTTTATTGAGACTACTGGAGGAGCTCAGATTGAGTATAAGTCAGATACAGCTTCGATTATCGTAGGTAATGTAATCTCAGCATCAACTATTTCTATGGGTGGAGATATTGAGGCTCAACAAGACAATACTTATGACATAGGTTCTCCTGTAAGGAGGTTTAGAAATTTAAACACAGTTAATGGAGTTGCAGTAAATTTCACTGCATCGACAAAAGTTAAGACACAAAAAATAGAACTTGGTAACACCGAGGTGACAGAAGATAATATAATACTTACTGGAAATACCATTGATGGTGGTAGCTGGTAGTATTTTATAAAAAAAATGAATATTTATAAATAAGATAAAAAGATAAAAAGATGGCTGAAATTAGACAAGCAAGATTATTAATTAGAGACAAACAAACTACAGGTGGCGCATTGCCAGCAAATGCATTATATGCCGAGCCGTTTGTTAATCTTTATGACGGAGTACTTAAATTTTCTGGTGTAACTGGAGGTGTTTTTGAACCTTCTGATGTAGATACTGTATTTGAGGTAGGTTCTACACTCTATAATTCAAGGATAACAAATAGACTCACAATTAATGACAATTTCATTATAAGTGGTGATACGGGTCAGATTAGTACGTATGGAGGAACTACTGGAGCAGGGCTTATTGGTAAATTTCTTTCTGGTACAACAGATGGGTTTGTTCTTGCAGATATTGAAGATATTGAAGGCGTTAAAACAAGAGTTCAACCTGGCATAAATACTTTTACAGGAGGTACTCCAGATAATCCAACGATAAATGTAGTTGATTCGCCATCTTTTGATAGTATTTCTTTTTCAGGTTTAGCAGAAGGGGGTGATGCTATATTTGAAGAGCTTTCGGCATCGACAATTTACTCAGGTTCAACTGACCTTTATTCTATTTTCTTAACTGCGGCAGATGTGTCCGCAACAACAGTTAGTTCAGGGGCTAATGTGATCGTAAGTAATGTAGGTATTGATTATGAAGTATCTGTTGTAGATTCTCCAAGTCTTAATAATATTACATTTTCTGGTACAGCTAATGGTGGAAGTGTAAACGTTGATGATATAACTGCTACAGCTGTAACAATCAATAGTGGGAACTTTGATATTACTGGAGGAGGAGTTCTTCAGTCAGGAGGTACTGATCTGTATAGCATCTTCCTTACAGCTAATGATGGAAATGACATAACTCGTGTTCAGCCAGGTGCAAACACCGTAACTGGTGGTACAGCTAACGAGCCAATTGTAAATGTTGTAGACTCTCCGTCTTTCGATAATATCACATTCTCAGGAACAGCTAATGGTGGAAATGTAAATGTTGATGAATTGACAGCAACTGCCGTAACGATCAATAATGGAAACTTTGATATTACTGGAGGAGGAATTCTTCAGTCAGGAGGTACCGATCTTTATTCAATATTTGTAACTGAAGACACAAGCGATATAACAAGAGTACAGCCTGGAACTAATATCACAACTGGTGGTACAGCTAATGACCCTATTATAAACACTGTTGATTCACCAACTTTTAATGATATTACATTCTCAGGAACAGCTAACGGTGGAAGTGTAAACGTTGATGATATAGTTGCTACAGGAATTACAAACTCAAGCTTAACTGCTGGTAGAGTTGTTTACGTAGGAGCTGGGGGAGAGTTAGTCGATGAAGCAGGTTTTGAGTATGATGATACAGACGATCTTCTTAAGACTGGGAATATCCAAATAGGTAATCCTGGAGACTCAGGCACAACAGCTACTATATATGGAGACATTCTTGTTATAGGTGAAGCAATAAGTGGTTTTACTTCTGAGCTTTACATTGAAGATAACCTTATTGAGCTTAATTATAATCCTACAGCCAGCACGGCATCAAGCTCTATTGGCGCAGGGTGGTTAATTCAGGATGGTTCTGGTATTGCAGGTACAGACGCATTTTTTGATATTAGAGGAGCATCGACTGGTGTAGTTAACAGAGGTTTTGCAACAAACTTAAACGACATCTACATTAGAGAAGATGGAACCACTTCATCTCCAGGGGGTGTTAGGGTTATTGCAGAAACTGACATAATTGACGGAGGCTCATACTAATGAATAAAAGAATAGTAGTAGTCATATTGGTACTAGGAGCATTAATGCTATTAACTTCATGCGGAAGTTCTAAGGCGTCATGCGATGCGTATAGTGAAACACAAAGCTTAGATACTACTCAAAAGACATAGCCAAGGATTTAAACAGAGTCTAAGGCAACAGCGAAAGTCACCTAAACAGGGTGGCTTTCTTATTTTTATTATATTTGTAATATGATTACAGTCATTCACAAGAAGAATATAGATAAGTACGATCAAGTATTTTACATAGGAAGAGGCTCCTCTCTAGGTAATCCTTATACGAGTATAAAGGGAAGGGAGACAAAGGCAAAGTACATAGCAGATTCCAGAGAAGAGAGTATTTCTAAATTTAGAGAATATCTTGAGGATTGTATAGAAAACAAAGACAAGAAAGTGTGTGATATGCTCAATAGAATATATAAGGCCGCACTTCATACTGATGTGTGCTTAGCTTGTTATTGTAAGCCAAAGTCTTGTCATGGAGACGTGATCAAGGAGATCATAGATGAGAAGTTGGCACAAAAAAAGTCCCAATAGAATAATGATGGGACTCAAATTTATATTTTTGGCAACATTAGTAAGGGTTAGTATCCTTTGGTATGTTTATTAAAATTTGTCCATTCTGCGGAACAGACATTTTGTTTCCATCAGAATAATAGAGTTGAAATTCACCAGAGAATCTACCATCTTCATTTGTGTCTGCTGCATCCCAATTATATTGAATAGTTCCAGCAGAGTAAGATACGATTTGAGCATCTTTTGCAAATATTTTGTATTCACCGCACTCGCTGACCATTGTAAATGTTACGCCAGTTACACCTGAAAGACTGAAGGGTTCTTTACCACCCAAGCAACCCCTGTCGACAAGGCAAAGCTGCAGAGCAGGTAGCGTGTCGTTTCTTTTGATTATGAATTCATTCTTATTCATTGCTCAGTTAATTATAAGTTCATAGTACCTCATATTCTATCACAGTAGAATCGCTGATCTCAAAGTCAAGTTGATTAGCTACATTAAATGGTTTAATTCTAAATCTTGTAGTTAGCTTTTTGCTAAGTGGTGCATCAGCAGTATACTGTACAAGCCAAACAACATCATAAGTTACGTCAGATGAATATAAAGTTGGGTTCAGGTCAGCGTAGTATATTCCAGTTTCTTCTTGGACTAAAGGTATTGCAGACTCTATAAGTGTCGAGGACTCAGTTCCACCACTCCCAGCTACATAAGTAGAAGCGCCAAGGGAGGTCGGGTTAATAAGTGTATAGTCATTAGGCGTAGACGAAGTGTCTATGCAGTAAAATTTCTTATATATTCTAAGTATCCCCATGCTCTAATTAAAAACAAACCTTGAAAGCTAAACTATAGCACCCAAGGTTTGCGTTAATATTTTACTAAAATAAAATTATGCAGCAAGCAGACATCTGTCTGGTTGAAGAGTAATGGTAACCATTGCAAGGTCATCAGAATCGTATGCATAATCATCAAATGAAGCATTTGTGATCTGGCATCCGATTAAGGTCCATTTTTCTACTTCAACACCTGTAGGGTCAAGTGCTTTTAGTACAAGGTTCTTCTTATATCCGATAGCGTACCCCATTCTACCAGTAGCAGACTCAAAATGAAGTCTAACCCATTCCATAATTTTCTGTGTAGTCGAAGGTCCAATAACATCAATAAACGATACCTCGATTGTTGACCATACAGAACGACCAGCAACAAAAGTTGAGGTATTCATGTATGGAATCTCTGTAGGATTGATTTCAAGTGATGGCTTTCCTGAAGTTTGTACTAAGTAAGACTCAATACCAAGCTCAGTTGGAAATTCCAACACAAATCTATTCTTCCTCTTTGGTTCCTGCTCAATTGGAACAGGCCTAAACATATCAGCCATAGTAGTTGTGTATTAGTTATTAATTTGTTTCTATTCATAAATAGCACAGAAAAAAAATTTTAACCTTCTACTTTTTTGATAAAATAAATATTGAACCTATTTAATAATAAGTAGGTTAAATAACCTCTATAATGGTCTAAATAGATCAATTTTATAATAGAATTATATAATTCAATATGGCAAATAGAAGCGCTCGTTTAATAACAAAGAGAACTTCTGTAGTAGGTAAAATTCCTACGGGTACGACTGGAAATGAGTCAAATTTTATCCGTGCAGGGGAATTGGCATCCAATTTAGTAGATAAAAAGTTATTTGGATACGATGGTACAGACGTTTTTGAATATGGCTCTAACTCATTTCTTGGGTTAACAGGGGGGACTATAAGCGGAAATTTTGAAGTTTCAGGAAATTTTATAGTTAGCGGAAATACTAGCACAAATACAATGCATATATTAGATGCGCCAAGTGGTAGCACATCTAATCAATTTTTAGTTATAAACGCTATTACTGGTCAAGTAGAAAGAAGAGCTGATATTGTAGTTTCAGGAACTTCAGGAACTTCAGGTAGTGGCGGTACGTCTGGAATAGATGGCACTTCTGGAGTGGATGGTACATCAGGAAGTAGTGGGACTTCTGGTACTGGTGGAACGTCTGGAGTAGATGGTACTTCAGGCTCTTCAGGGAGCGGAGGAACGTCTGGAGTAGATGGAACATCAGGAACTTCTGGTAGTGGCGGCACTTCTGGAGTGGATGGAACGTCTGGAGTAGATGGTACTTCAGGTTCTTCGGGTACATCAGGAAGTAGCGGTACATCAGGAACTTCTGGTAGCGGAGGAACGTCTGGGGTAGATGGTACATCAGGAACTTCTGGTAGTGGCGGCACTTCTGGAGTGGATGGAACGTCTGGAGTAGATGGAACGTCTGGAGTAGATGGTACTTCAGGTTCTTCGGGTACATCAGGAAGTAGCGGTACATCAGGTTCTTCAGGAAGCGGAGGAACGTCTGGAATAGATGGAACGTCTGGAGTAGATGGAACATCAGGAGTAGATGGTACTTCAGGAGTAGATGGCACATCAGGTTCTTCAGGTACATCAGGAAGTAGCGGTACATCAGGTTCTTCAGGAAGCGGAGGAACGTCTGGAATAGATGGAACGTCTGGAGTAGATGGTACATCAGGAGTAGATGGTACTTCAGGAGTAGATGGCACATCAGGTTCTTCAGGTACATCAGGAAGTAGCGGTAATTCAGGTACATCAGGTAGTAGCGGTAATTCAGGTACATCAGGTAGTAGTGGCACATCAGGAACTTCAGGAAGCGGAGGAACTTCAGGAAGCGGAGGAACGTCTGGAATAGATGGAACATCAGGAAGTGGTGGAACGTCTGGAGTAGATGGAACATCAGGAACCTCAGGTAGTGGTGGAACGTCTGGAGTAGATGGTACATCAGGAACTTCAGGTAGTGGCGGTACGTCTGGAATAGATGGTACTTCAGGAACTTCTGGTACATCTGGAGTAGATGGTACATCAGGAACTTCTGGTAGTGGTGGAACGTCTGGAATAGATGGAACGTCTGGAGTAGATGGCACATCAGGTACATCAGGAAGTAGTGGAACTTCTGGAATAGATGGAACATCAGGCACATCAGGAAGTAGTGGTACATCAGGAACTTCTGGTAGCGGAGGAACGTCTGGGGTAGATGGTACATCAGGAACTTCTGGTACTTCAGGAAGTGGTGGCACATCAGGTAGTGGAGGAACTTCAGGAACCTCAGGTAGTGGCGGTACGTCTGGAATAGATGGAACGTCTGGAGTAGATGGAACGTCTGGAGTAGATGGAACATCAGGTACATCAGGTAGTGGTGGAACGTCTGGAGTAGATGGAACCTCAGGTACATCAGGTTCTTCAGGAACTTCAGGAACTTCTGGTAGTGGTGGAACGTCTGGAATAGATGGAACCTCAGGTAGTGGCGGTACGTCTGGAATAGATGGAACCTCAGGTTCTTCAGGAACATCAGGAAGTGGTGGCACATCAGGAACTTCAGGTAGTGGCGGTACGTCTGGAATAGATGGAACCTCAGGTAGTGGCGGTACGTCTGGAATAGATGGAACCTCAGGTTCTTCAGGAACATCAGGTAGTGGAGGCACATCAGGAAGTGGTGGAACTTCTGGAATAGATGGAACATCAGGAGTAGATGGTACTTCAGGAAGTGGTGGCACA